ATAAAAATAGGTAATCATGCTACTTCTATTTATGAATCTGATGGTGGTAATGTTACGCAGAATACTGTTCAATCATTACCTAAACTTTGGATAAATTATAAAGGAACTGCTACTAATGAAGTTAGGGATAGTTTTAATGTAAGTTCGGTTACAGATTCGGCAACAGGAAGATATATTATTGTAGTTGGCAACGATTTTTCTAATGATGATTATGCAGTTACAAGTGTGGGTGCTCAAATATATGCTTCATATATTGGTGCTATTGGTCTTAATGGAAATTTAACTTCTAACACAAGTCAAATAGGAGTTGGCTCTACTGATAATTCAGGTAATGATTATGACCAAATTGATTTACATTTTATTGTTTGTGGAGATTTAGCATAATGGGTAGTCAATTAAAAGTAGATACAATTACAGGTGTAACCACAGCAGGTTCTATACTTGTTACAGGTGAAGGCAATAGTACAACAACTAATCTGCAACAAGGGTTGGCAAAGGCATGGTGGAGTTCTAATGACACTACTTTAAAAGATAGTTATAATATAGCTAGTTTAACAGATGCAGCAGCGTCAACCTATGATTTTAACTTTACTAATAATATGGCAAATGATGACTATGCTTTTCCTTGTGCCACAATTAACACAACAGCCAATGATGTGTTATTAACTACTGGCGTAGCTACTACTAAAGTAACGCAAAAAGGTATTACAGCTAATAGTGGAAGTGTTGTTGATACACAGCCATCAGGTGCAGTATTTGGAGATTTAGCATAATGGCAAGTATATTAAGAGTAGACACAATAACAGATGCAAGTAGTAATAATAGTGTTGCTACGAGTATAATATATGGTGGGGCAACAAGAACATGGGTTACATTTGATGGAACTGCAAGTGGTGCAACTGTTGGAGATAGTTTTAATGTAAGTTCTAGTGACGATGATGGCACAGGAGATTACGGAATTAATTTTACTTCAAATTTTAATAACGCAAATTATAGTTCTACTTTTGGTGATGGAGAAGGCTCTGCTACTTCTGGATTAAGATTTTTAAGTGATGCAGGAAGCACAACATCTTCTCAAGAGATATATGGAAGAAATGTTAGTAATAGTGCAGCCGATTGTGCGGCAGCATCTTTAAATTGTAATGGAGACCCTGCATGAGTAAAGCATCTGATTTAGCAAGGTTAATAACAAGTGGCTCTACTGCTATACATGGTGAAGCAGGGGTTACATCAAGTGGTTCAACAGGAGCAACAACTACTTTACAACAAGGGTTGGCTAAGTTTTGGGCAAATATAGACCAAATAGGAACAGCAACATTAGTTGATTCTTTAAATTGTAGTGGTATTACAGATAATGGTACAGGTGATGTAAGTGTAGCTTTATCAAATAATATGGGAAATGCAACTTATGCTCCAGCTGGAATGACTACATCAAATCCAGGAGGAGGTGGTGCTGGAGAAGATGAAGGACTTGTTACTATTGACACTAAAGCAAATATGACTACTTCATCAAATAGACATACTACTATTAGAAATGATAATGACTCAAAGATAGATTATGACCCTGTTTGTATAATATATCACGGAGACCTAGCATAATGGCAAAAGTTACAGCTCAATTAGTAAAATCAGAGTTAGATACACATGAAGCTGTATGTGCTGAAAGATGGAAAGAAACTATAATAAGAATTAAAAGAATAGAACACATTATGATTGGTACTGCAGGTACAACTATAGTTCTTTTAATAGGTTTATTAGTAAGATGAAAGACTATTTAGATGGACCCATTAACAATCACAGCAGCAGTAGGAATCGCCACAAAAGCATTTGAAACAATAAAAGCTGGATTCCAAATAGGTCGTGATTTAGAAGGAATGTCTGGGGACATTGGTCGCTGGATGGGGGCAGTATCAGATGTAGATAATGCAGAAAAACAAGCCAAAAACCCTCCATTATTTAAAAAACTTATGTATGCAAGTTCTATTGAACAAACAGCACTTGAAGCATATGCAGCAAAGAAAAAGTTAGAACAACAAAGACAAGAATTAAAAGTGTTTCTAAATATGACTTTTGGACCCAATTCTTACAATGAATTACTGGCTATGGAAGGCAAAATTAGAAAAGACAGACAAAAAATGATTTATGAAAGACAACAATTAAAAGAACAAATTATTAGTGTTGTGGGCATACTAGTATTATGTGTAACTGTTATTGGTTTTATTGTATTTATATTGCTGTTGTTAAAAGATAAATATGGTTGGTAGTTATGTTATTGCATTTTTATTTATCTTATATTCAACCCCGCTTAACTCAAGTGGAAAAGAATATAAATACAAAGGGCAACCTAAATGGTCGTGGCAACAAAAACAGTACAAGAAAAATAAAAAAGTGTACGTCACATGCAGATTAAAAACGCAGAAAACTTATAAAGGAAAAATGGCATGTATATACGAAGGAGCAAATAAGACTTATGAATTGGAATTTACGGACACTTTTATTGGTTGCCCTCGTCAATACAAGTGCTTGCACAATCCAAATTCAAAAGAACCAAGTATTGATGACGTTTTAGATAGTTTAAGACAACAAATGAAGAAATGAGATATTAATGGCAGAAGATAAGAAAAAACCAGTAGATTTAAAAATAGGTGAAAATAGTTTTGAGTTAATACTACGAATACTAGGTAATGAATTTATAGCAATAAGGATTGGTTCTACAAATTTTTCTGGTAAACTTATAGCAGGAGGTATTTTATTATTATTTTTTACTTTTATAATTATGGAAGTTTTTGGTATGAATGAATTATTAAGATGACACAAAAGAAATTACAAAAAGAGTCTGTATATGCAGAATATGATGAGGATGGTGACGGAGTAGTTTCAGACGAGGAACTATCTCATGTAACCGAAATAAAAAAACTTGAAAACGACCTTCGTAAACAAAGAGCACAAAGGCGTATGGCAACTGCCAGTTTGGTTGGTATGGGTGTGTTTACTGCTGCAATGTTTGTGGTTGATATTGAAAGGGTCAAGGCTCTTTCAGATATTAGTAATCTTTTCTATATTAGTGGTGCTGGAATTGTTGGTGCTTACATGGGTGCTTCAGCTTTTATGAATAGGAATGGAAAATGAAACCTGCGTTCTTATTAATGTGTTATTTAGCAGGCAATCCTGCAGGACAAACACATTTTGCAAACGTTAATAACTGTGATTATTTTAAGAAATATTTGGATAATCAAAGTATAAAAATGGGGGAAGAAGAAAGAAATTATGATTGTTTTTGTAAATTAGTTACTGTAAATGAAAGTACAAGATTATATTAGGGGTTATATTGAACTACGTACCAAAAAAGAAATATGTGCCCAAAACACGTAACAACTTTATAGCTTTTTTCAAAAAAAGATTAACTACAAACGATAAAAAAGTTATAATGAACAAAAAACCAAAAGAAAGGGATGCACATGCTCCAAGCGTTAATAGGTCCAGTAACAGGATTACTTGACAAGTTTATAGAAGATAAAGACCAAAAAGCTAAATTGGCTCACGAAATAGCCACTATGTCCGAAAAACATGCTCAAGAAGCATTACTTGGTCAATTAGAAATTAATAAAGCTGAAGCAGCGAGTGGCTCTTTATTTAAAGGGGGCTGGCGACCCGCAGTTGGGTGGGTCTGTGCGATTGCTTTTGCATATCACTTTATCCTTAAAGATTTGATTGTATTTGGTGCTACATTTGCTGGTGCAGAATTACCAGAATTGCCCGAATTTGATATGGGTACACTCCTTACTGTTTTAGGCGGAATGCTCGGAATCGGGGGACTCAGGACATATGAAAAGCAAAAGGGTTTAACTAAATGATAGGATTTTATTTATCTATATCTAAATTTTTTAGTAAAATAGGCAATTATTTCTATGGTTTACATGTAAAGAGATTGATGAAAACTAGAGAAAATACTTCATGGCAAAGGAAAATGTAATGAATATAGCTGCATTAAGAGAAGAATTAAAACTTGACGAAGGCATTAAATACGAAATTTATTTGGACCACCTCGGTCTAAAAACGTGTGGAATTGGGCACTTATGTATCGAAGGAGAGCCAGAATTTAACCAAGAAGTTGGTGAAGAAGTAGCAGAAACACGAGTATTTGAATTGTTTAGTAAAGATATGGAAAAAACAATAGATGAGTGTACAGTTTTATATTCAGATTTTGCTGATTTACCAGAAGAAGTTAAGAGAATAATCGCAAATATGATGTTCAATATGGGAAGACCAAGACTATCTAAATTTAAAGGTATGAAAGCTCAAGTTGATGCTAGAAATTGGAAAAAAGCTGCAGATGAAATGGTTGATTCTAAATGGTATGAACAAGTGCCTAATCGTGCTAAAAGGTTAGTAGAAAGAATGAGGAAAGTTTAATGCCTATACAAGCAGTAAAACTAAGACCTGGAATTAACCGTGAAAACACTCGTTATACTAATGAAGGTGGTTATTATGATGGAGATAAAATAAGGTTTAGGCAAGGTACACCTGAAAAAATAGGGGGTTGGACTCGTATATCTTCAGCTACTTTTTCAGGAGTGTGTCGTTCTCTACATAACTGGGTAACTTTAGGGGGACAAAATCTTATTGGTGTAGGTACACATTTAAAATTCTATATAGTAAATGTTGGTACTTATAATGATATTACACCATTACGTGCTACTGTGTCTTTAACTAATCCTTTTACAACTAGTTCTGGTTCTACAACTGTTACAGTTACAGATGCAAATGGTGGGTATAAAAATGGAGATTATGTTACATTTAGTAATGCTTCTGCTGTAGGAGGGCTTACTATTGACGGTGAATATCAAATAAGTTTAACAGCTATATCTGCTGCAAATACTTATACTATAACTGCCGCTTCTAATGCTTCATCAACTGCAACAGGTGGCGGTAGTGTTTCTGCAGCTTATCAAATTACTTCAGGAAATGCTTTTGCAACTATATTAGAAGGTTGGGGAGCGTCTTCTTGGGGAGCAGGTGCTTGGGGTGTAGGTGAATCTTCTACTGCACCAGTACGTTTTTGGACACAATCTAATTTTGGAGAAGATTTAATTTTTGGTCCTGATGGAGGTTCCATATATTATTGGGATGCCACTAATGGAGTAGGAACTCGTGGTGTGTTGTTATCCAGTCTTAGTGGGGCTTCAGATGTACCAACAGTACAAAATCTTATACTTGTATCTGATATTAGTCGATTTGTTTTCGTTTTTGGTACAAACCAAGCAGGTAGTTCTACATTAGACCCTACATTACTTCGTTGGTCAGACCAAGAAGATGCTACTAATTGGACTCCTTCAGCTACAAACCAAGCAGGTAGTTTACGTTTATCTAGGGGTACTAAAATAGTAGCTGCATCTCAAGCTAGACAAGAAGTTTTGGTATGGACTGATTCTTCTTTATATTCACTGCAGTATGTGGGTGCACCTGCTGTTTGGGCGGCAACACTTGTTGGAGAAAATGTGTCTATATCTTCACAAAATTCTGTAGCATATGCTAATGGTGTAGCTTATTGGATGGGTAAAGATAAGTTTTATATGTATGATGGGCGTTCTCAGCCTTTACAATGTGATGTACGAAAATATGTATTTAATGACTTTGATACTAATCAATATGCACAAGTCCTTGCAGGTACAAATGAAGCTTTCCATGAAATATGGTGGTTTTATTGTTCAAGTGGGTCTACTACAATAGATAAATATGTAATATATAATTATCTTGAAAAAATATGGTATTATGGAACTTTAGCTCGTACAGCATGGCTTGATTCTGGATTACGTGATAAACCGTTAGCAGCAACTTATAGTTATAATCTTGTAGACCATGAAGAAGGTATAGATGATAATATAGGTTCTAGTGCAGCTGCGATAACATCTTATGTTGTATCGTCTGAATTTGATATAGGAGAAGGAGATAGATTCTCATTAGTAAATCGTGTAATACCAGATACTTCTTTTGATGGTTCTACAGCAGACAATCCAGTTGGGACTTTAACTTTAAATGCGTTAGCAAATTCTGGTTCAGGATACACTTCTCCTGCTTCATCAGGAGGGTCTAGTAATGCAACTGTTACTCGTACAGCGACATCGCCAGTTGAAGTATATACCGACTTAATAAATATAAGAGTACGAGGTAGGCAATTATCGTTAAGATTTGAATCATCAGCAACAGGGGTTACATGGCAATTAGGCACACCTAGACTTGATATACGACCTGACGGGAGGCGTTAATGGCTATAGACAATACAAGATATAATGTAGGGTTTCGTGCTCCAGCACTTCCTTATCCCCCTGCAGAATATAATCAACAATCAGCCGAATTATTTAATAATATTTTACGTTTGTATTTTAATCAAATAGATACAACAATGAGAAATGCAGCTACATCAGAAAAAGCTGAAGCAACAGGGTGGTTTTTAAGCTAATGCCTAATGTATATACAAATGCAAAAAAAGACCTTACAAGTACGAGTGTTACTACACTTTATACTGCTCCCGCACTTACTGTTGGTATTGTAAAATCTATATTAGTGTCTGAAGATTCAGGTAATGCAGACACTATAACTATGACTATAACTGATGCGGCTTCTTCCCCTGCTACATTTAGCCTATTTAAAACTAAAGCTATATCTGCAAATGCTACATTAGAGTTATTAACCGCACCTTTAGTTCTACAAACGGGGGAAATACTAAAAGTTACAGCTGCAACTGCAAATAGATTGCATGTAGTTGCAAGTATACTGGAGGTCAGCTGATGCCAGTTGTTGATAGTAACCAAAGATTGTTAGATATACCTAGTGTAATAACTATGGCTGCAGATGAGTTAAAAGAACAAAATGACCTCCCTCTACAAGCTGTTTTAATAGCGTTAGCCAAAGAAACAAGTTTACCTAGTGCAGATGTAGTGCAAATTGGTAATACTATATTTGTTGGGCACACAGGGAGGAAAGAGGCACAACAAAAGAAAATGGTTGGTAGAGCTTTTAATGTAGACACAGGAAGAAATTTTATAAAAAATTGTTTACAATATATAAGTTATTTGCAAGAAAAAGGTATAACTCATTATTCTTCTCAGTTTGAAGGAGATACATTAGTTTCAGCTGTAAAAGTGATGCAAAGACGTTTATTAAATACAGATACGGAAGTGTATCTTGGGCGTACTAGTGATGGTAAATATGTAATGTTTATAAAGATAGGAGAAGATTCTCTAAAAGGAATGTTTGAATGAGTGTTATACTTAATCCAATAATGGATGTTGTTGACTGGGTTGGCGATACTGTAACTGATGCAGTAGATTGGGTTGTTGACGATATAATTGACCCAGTTGTTGAAACTGTTAGTGATGTTGTAGACGCAGCTTTAGATGACCCCATAAAAACAATAGCTACAGTTGCGGCTATAGCTACGGGTAACGCTTGGGCTATACCTCTTATAGAAGGTGCAGATGTTGCTATAGATGGTGGTGATATAGGAGATGTATTAGAAGCAACAGCAAAAGCATATGTAGCACAACAAGTAGGAGCTGCAGCGGGTAAATACGCTGGTCAAGCGGCAGGTCAAGCAGCTTCTGATGCGGCTATAGCAGGAGGGTCTACAGCATCTACAGCAGCGGGGCACGCAGCGGTAGCTTCAGCTATAGTAGGTGGAGGTGCACAAAGAGCCACTCAAGCTGCAATCTATGGGCAAGACCCTGTAGAAGCAGCTATGAAAGGGGGTATGACTGCAGGTATATCCGCTTCTTTAGGTCAATTAGGAGAAACTTCTGCTTATAAACAACTACCTAAAGCAGCTCAAAGTGTTATAGCAGATACTTTAACTGCTACTTTAACAGGGCAAGAAGTTTCTCCTGAACTTATAACTGGTGCTATTGTAAGAGGTGTTGTAACAGCAGAAACAGTAAACAACTTTTTAGACCCTTCACTTAATGAAGACTGGGATGAAGAAGATAGAGGTAGTTTAGATACTTTTACTGACGGACAAATAGCTGCAATAACTAATACTATTCATAATACAGCAACAGCAGCACTTACAGGTAGAGAAATAACTCCTGCTTTAATAAAATCTGTAATACAATACGGTGGTAAAGAATTAAATAAAGCTATAGATAAACCAGTAAGAAATACTATAGATAAAGTATCTGGTGATTATGATAAAACAGCAGAGAAAGCTAACCAAGTTGATGATTCTGTAGCTGATTATGAAACTGCAGCAGCTAATTATAATTCTACAGCCGATGAAATGAATGTACAGTTTGAAGAACGAGAGCAATTAAAAACCGCTTATGAAACAGCAAAAGCTAATTATGAAGAACAACCTACAGAACGTAACGCAGAAATAACTAATGAAGCTGCAACTGCATACAATAATTTTTCTACAGAACTAGATACAGAATACGAAGAAAAATATAAACCTCTACTTGACCAGTATAAAACTGAAGCGGACACAGCTTTAGCCAATGTAAATACTTATCGTGATGAATATATGGTGTTAAAAGATGGATTAATATCTAGTGGTGAACAATTAGATGACGCTTTAATCCCTGTACAAAAGAATATAAATAAAAGTTTTGTACAAGCTATGACTAATGGTGGTTTTAATGAAGAAGAATATATAAACCTTAACAATTTAGACGATGATGCTGCTGTGGCAGGAGAAGATTTTGATGCTCATTACCATTGGCTTACTACAGGAAAAAAACTGGAATTACCTGTTAATGCAAACCAATATGAATCAAACATAAAAAAAGAAAGGCATAATAATTTTGTAGCTTCTTTAAAAAATGGAGAAAATCCTTTTGCATCAGCAGAATACTCCTACCCTGAAGCAATCAATCTTGGTGCAAGAACAACCTCTACAAATATAATAGAAAATAACGCTACTCTTACTGTGAATGAAGATGGAGAAATATTTTTTGAAGAGTATGATGCACTAGCTGACGCAGACCCTAGATGGAGTAATGAAGCTGGAGGATTAGTTACTGATAGATTTAACGCAGAAAATCAAAGGTTTGAAACTGTAAGTGTAGATACAGGAGAAGTGATAGCTGAAGAAGATAGGTCTTTTACATTTGATGATATGAAAGATTTATATCCTGAACAATATGTAAAAACTGTATCTACTTTTGACAAAGAAGCAGGTGATTATGTTAACCAGTTAGAAAATAAGAATATATATGAAACATCAAAAAACGCAGTAAAATTTGCAAATGCAGCTTATGTAGATGAAAACGATAAATCTTCATGGTGGAGAAATACTGCTGTTAGTTTAGTTAAAGCTCTGCCTCAAGCTGTAGACACTGCAAATAGAGTGTTAGAATATGGACATGGATTATTAAACTATGGGTTTTTTGGTTCATCAGGGCAACTTCTTGCGTCTACTGTAGACGAAAAAGATATAGGTCCCATATCAGAAAATGTAGTTAAATTTACAAATAATATGATAAATCTTGCTGAAGACCAAAATACTGAGGCATATAAACAAAATATTGCTTTGTTTGACAACGCATTTGAAGCAGCTCCTACTGTACTTGATAAGGTAGGAGTAGTGTTTGATGGAATATTAAATATACCTGATGTGTTATTATTAGACAAATTTGTAGAGCCTGCAGTATCGTTTCTTACAGGTAGTGGAACGTTAAAAGTTGGTAAAACAGTTAAAGAAATTGGAGATACCATTACTAAAAACTTAGTTCCTAAAGTAGGAGCTAAAAAATCTAAAGAATTTGGTAATAAATTTGAAAAAGTAGCCGCAAATATAAAGAATAATTTAAAACCATCTGGTGGTGCTGCTGTTATATCTAACACTGCCCAAGAAAATATAATGGTTAGTGGTGCTGCTACTTTCGTATTAAGTGAAGCTTTAAAAGATGCAGACTTTGAAGAGTTGTTTTCTAGTAGTAGTGAAGTTAACAATATACCTGCTCCCATACTAGAAAAGCTTAAAGATACACCTGAAAACACGTTTGTAGATGAGTTTACTAATTATCAACAATATAAATTTAGTGATAACACTGATAATGAACAATATAATACATTAATAAAAACAAGTGAGTTATTTGGATTAAATAACAATATATATCAAGTTGACGACTATAACCCTAAATTTGTTAAAAGACAGACAAATGACTTAAAATTAAATGCTTTAACCGCCTTTAATCCTGGTCTTGAGTCGATAATAAGTAACGCAGAGAACGCACCAGAAGAAAATAAAGAAAAGTATATAACACAAGCAAATGAGTTTTTGTCTGCATCTAACGTAGATAACGCAAAAAAAACAAATGTGTTTAACTTTATAGACCCCACGCAGTATCAAACTAAAGAAGAAATAAAAGAAAAAATACAAACTATAGCACCATCAGATTTTACATTTGAAGAAGATACAAACATTTTTACAGGTAAAATAACTGATGCAGATGTTGAAAGTAAAATATCTGAATATGTGGATGAAAGATACACAGATAGAGAAGAAGTAAAAGAAGCATATAAAGAAGCAGGATTAGATAAACCTACAGAATACGATATTTTAAATTTAGTAGGGCAAACAGATGAAGGTTACGATATCACTCCAGATATTGAAAAAGATTTGTTAGGTGCTCAATATAGGTCAGTTGCTAAAGGACAAGAAGATATAAAAAAACAACTTGGTGAGTTTGGGACTTTGGTAGAAGGCATTCCTGGATTTAGAGAAGAACAAGATAAGATTTTTGAAGATTTTACAACCCAACAAAAAGAAGCTCAAGCAAAAGCTTTAGCTGAACAAATGGCGTATCAAAATGATGCTCAAGCTGCTTACGACAAACAATTAAGCGATATGATGACATATCAAAATGATGCTCAAGCTGCTTTTGATAAACGACAAGAAGATTTATTAACATACCAAAACGATGCTCAAGCTGCTTATGAAAAACAGCAACAAGATTTAACGACTTTTGCAGATGATACTGCAAATATGTTAACAAAACAACTTGCTGACCAAGCCGCAGCACAGAATAGAGCAAATGCGGCTGCAAGGGCTGCTCAAGTTAGACAAGGACAACAAATGAATACGGCACAACAACTTTATGGGCAACTACAACCACAACAAGTTACACCCCAAAAACCAGTAGAAGTAGCAGATATAGGGCAAGAAGCTTTTTACAAAACACCTTATAATAAGGGTGGACAAGTGGATAATATAAATGATACATTATTAAAACTTATTGGAGATAAGTAATGGCAGAGAGTAGTTTTTGGGATAACCCGTTTGGTAATACTGGAGATTGGTTGTTTGGGACTGATGACCCTAAGGATTCTGGAGTTTTAGGGGGAGCTTGGGATTACGTAACAGACGTTGATTTTAGCGATAAAAGTTCTTCAGGTACTGGGCTATTAGAAGATGTAGGTTCTTTATTCACTAATAAAAGTGGAGATGTAGATTATGGTAAAATTGCAGGTGGTGTAGGTGCTCTTGGTAAGGTATTAACTGATACAGGTGTAATAGGTCAGGATA